TATTATTTTCAAATAATGCTTTTAATATATTACCTGATGGTGTAGGTAGTATTTCAATTACTCCCATCACTTGGTCTCCATCCCACCAAATTTTCTTAATATTATGAGAAACATTTTTTAAGTTAATAATAGAAGAATCTGGGTGGTCTAATTCACCTAAAGCACGATTTGCTTTAACACTCTCCATGTATTTATCTATCTCACGTTGCCATAGGTCTTTAGCGTAATAACGACCATTCCCGTTTTTAACTTCAGCTGTAGCTAAAATACCTTCAACTAAAGGATTACCTGTTGAGGATTTACCTTCAGTTAATTTAGCTGGTTTAGCAGTAAAGTATTGGGTTTCTATTAATACTTGTTTCATATTAGTCTATATCACCAGTTTTTAATTTCTTTTTAAATTCTTTATCTAAATCTAAAAGTGATTGGTCTATTTTTTTAATAGCACTAACTGGGGTATTTTTGTGAGTTTTGCTACCTAATTTAATGTCAACAAACTTGTCTCCATCACTATCAACACTAGTACCAATTACAGTCCAGACATCGCCATTAAATTCAACCTTTTCGTTTTTTTTGAACTCAGCATTCTCAGCTAATACTTCTTTAATTAAAAGATGAATTTGAGAGCGTAATACTGATTCTTTTAAATCACCATACCCTGATGACTTATGTTTGCCTTTAGGTTCTTTTGGTTCACCTAAACCAGGTGCTTCAGTTGTGTATCCTACTCCTTTAGTTCCGAATTGACCATTTTTAACATAATAGTTAATATCTTTAGCTAAATTTTTAGCTACAATTGCTCTTAATTCTTCGACATGTTTATCAGCATTTTTAGGATCCTTCATCTCAGTATAGTATCCTTGTAAAAATTCTTGGCCAAATATATTATCATAATTTTTCTCGTCTTTATAATCATAACCACGAGTAGCCATGTCTGTAACTTCTTTGGTAGTTTCTTTTTCTATTGCTTTAGCTTCTTTAGATTCATTTAAAGAACGAAAATTTCCTGCATCCTTAAGCCAGATATTATTATATACTTCATTAGGGGATTTACCTTCTTTATAATATCTTTTTATTTCTTCTTCATCTATCGCAATTTCATTATCATCAAGATTAGCATCTTTTTTAATAATATCTATTAATTCTTTTTTCCATGAATCATAATTCATAGAACCCACATTTTCATTAAAGATAGAATGCCAATCTTGCTTTTTACCTGTAGTAGCTACACCCCAAATATTTTCATTAATGATACTTCTATTTTTAAGAATTCTAACAGTATCATCAAATGTGTTAACAGGTGATAACATATCTGGGAATTGGCGTAAAGCTGTTTTTAGGAAATAATCTTTATTTCCTTTACCTTCTTTAATAAGGTTATATTGTTCTTGTAGTGTTTTCATTTTTAGTCTTTAAATAATTCAATTATATCATCTAACATAGAACTAGCTAAATCTGTTCCATAAATTGATCTCATTTGAGGGTTATCTCTATATGAGTTTATTGATTCATTTTTAGCTTTTCCTATTAAAGTAATGAGTTCTTTTAATTTACTAGCTAATATATTAAAATCTCCTAATTTACCAGCTATGTATTTTTTAGTTTCATCATCAGTCTGTAACGATGATAAATATGATTCAATATCAAAATGAGGATTTTCTTCTTCCCATAATTGTTTTACTTCAATACCTTTAGCTTTTTTATTAAGTGCTTTCTTATTAACTGGTTTGTAACCAAGTTTATAATAATAAATATGTTCAGCACCCTTAGCACCTTTTTTAGGATTAAAAGCAAATGGGGTAGCATAATTAACACCTGAACCAGCTGTAAATCCAGATCCAGTTCCAGTAGCACTTGTTTCTTTCAAGTGCTTTTTAACTATTTCTTTTATTTTATCTCTCAAACTCATTTTGCTGATTCAAGTTCTTCTAACAATTGATAATATTGAAGAAGATTTACTAAATGATCATCATTAACTTTATCTGTTTTACCTAATAAAGGTAAAATGTTCATAACTTCTTGAATCTTAATTTGGATAGCTTTGTCAGTTACTTTCTTATTTAATGTAACTAAAGCTTCTTTAATCTCATTTACTTTAATATTATAAAATTCCTTTAACTTAGGAGTACTATCAATACTATTAATAAATTCTTTTAATACTGATTTTTGGTTTTCGTTTAGATCAGCATACTTGTCATTAAATTTTTCAAGTAATACTCTATATGTTAGAACACGAATATCTTTATCTTGATTTTTAAACTCTTCTAAGATAGTTTCTTTAACTTCTTTTTTATTAATGGTAGTTTTAGTTAAATATTCTAAAAGAACAGTTTTATTTTCTATAATCTGGTCTGGGTTAGATAAATTTTCACTATTGTATACCTCTAATAATGTAAATAAAGCTGCTTGTGCTTTGTAATTGGGTAATTTAGTTCTAAAGAATTCCTCTAAATTATAATTAGCCTTAATCTCTTTAATTAAGTTGTATTTCTGTCTTTTAAGAGCAGATCTGTTCAAATGTTTTGAACTTTCAATTAAGGTTGACACAACCATATCCGCTTTAGCTTCACTAATATTTCCTACATGTTTAAAGAAACTTTCGTATATTTTGTATTCTTTACCTAATTCAGATTTACTAAAGTATTTCTTTAATATATTTGAAGCTGGAGAATCTTTGCCTGACAATGTGTCAGCTGTTATTTGCCTAACAAGTAATTCAAAGAGTATTCCCGGATTTTTGTACTTCGAGTGTTTAATATTCACTTTGGTATATTTTTATTTATAAATATATGAGGGGTTTTTATTCTCGTATTTGAGACTCATCTAATAACGAAGAATCGTCTTTCTTTAGTGATATCTTTTTGTCTAGTCCTTCAAATAATGGTTTATTTTTAAGCATATTTTCAAGAGCTAATGGTGATCCACCTTTAAAATTATTTTTTAATGATTTATCTTCACCAGTGTCATCACCTTTCTTTATACCTTTGTTACCTAATCTATCAGTACCAAATGCATTCTTTTGAGTTCCTATATTTGATGCTTTTTCTTCAGGACGACCTAATTTAAGATCTTCATCATATCCATCAGGTAGACTACCCATTCTACTAGCACCATATAATGTTGCTAAATCATGAGGTGTACCATAAGACTTACCTGATTCTAATGGGTCGTTGCCTTCGTTTTCAATTTGTTTCATTCTAAAGATACGCTTTTGATCCTCAGCGATTAAGTCTCTATATTCATCAAATTGATCCTCACTTAAATGGAATATATTATCATAAATCCAATCAGTAGGTAATATTTTAGTTTCAATTATATTACGAGCTAAATCTACTTTTTCCTTCATTAATGCTATTCTTTCTTGATCATAAATGATAGAAGGAGTAGTTAATGACAATTCAAAATTAGTTAATGCTTCATTTCTATATCCTTGAGTGTATAAGTGAACTAAAGCAATTTTATATAATTCTGATAGTATAATTCTTTGAATACGGTCAATTGTACGAGCAAAACGAATATCTTCAGCTGCTAATGTTGCTTTACCTGTTAAATCTTTTTCAAATCCAAAAAACGCTTTAGGTACTTTAAGAGCAGCTAACATTTCATCACGTAAGAAATTTACGTCCTCAATAGCATTATACTCTAATCCTTTAATAGTATCGATTTTAGTATTTGAATTAGTACCACGTTGAGGTATATAGAAATCCTCCATAACATTCATCATGTTATATTTAAGATTATATTCACCTGTGTTTTGGTCAATATAAGGAGTTTTCTTCATTTTTTGCTTTAAACGCTCCATATAACCATCAACCTCATTTGGTGGCATATTTCCAATATCAACGTAAAATACACGTTTTTCTGGGGCGCGAGTAATACGATGTAGTAACATCGCATCTTTCATTAAAATATATTGTTTATATGTTTTACGAGCTGGCTCTATGTATGATCTACCATATGGAAGATAGTTAGCATCTGCTAATAATCTAAAGTGAGCTATTTCGTAGTTTTCAAATTTAATCTTTCCCTCTCTATCGTTTATACGGCTATTAATACCACCAGCAGCAATAACCATTGGATCTATCTTAAAGCATACATAATTAGGATTTTCAGGATCAGTTCCTTCTTCACGAACCATATCATAAACTGATAATGGAGATACATTATATACTCCAAATTTTTCAGCTATGTCTAAGTGTAAATAAAAATCACCATACTTACACATATTTCTAATCCATACCCATAAATTAAATTCAATATTTAAAATATCGTAGAATAAATTATACAATATGCGTTGAATATTTTCGTCTGAACTTCTAATTTGAATTATTTCTCCTGTTTCATTTTTTAATGTAGCTTCATCAGCTACAATATCAAGAGCAGAGGCTATGATTGATTCTGTATCCATTGCTTCATAATCAGTATATAACTGAATACGAAGTGTTTGGTAATTCATTGTAGGATTATAAGGCATATTAGCTCCATATCTATGGAGTTTAGTAAACCTATCAATCAGGGCATTTGTTTTTACGTTACCATATGCTTGAATGCGGTCAACATCTGTTGTTTTTAGTTGTTTTCCGCCTACATTTCTAATGATAACATCAGTACTAAATAGACGTCTTAATTGCCCAAATAGTCCCGTGTTATTTATATTATTTTCTGCCATTTTATATACTTAATATATTAAT